AATATTGGGATGAAATAGGTGAGGCATTAGGTTTTATAAACAAAGATTTAGAAAGACAAGTAGAGCTTAATAATCAAAACCTAGATGCAGTTGGTGTAAGGTTGCGTAATATTCAAACACTTATTGAGTTAAGAAAGAGAGAGGGTAAGGATGTTGAATTGCTACTAAAAAAAGAAAAAGAATTAACAGAACAAAAAAAGCAAGCATTTGTTACATCAATACAAGATCAAGCATTACTTGTAAATAGATTAAAATTAAAACAACAAGAGGGTAAGTTAAATGAAGAAGAAACTAAAGAATTAATAAAACAAGAGGGTGTATATTTAGATTTAATAAATTCATTTAACAAGTTTAAAAGTGATTTATTAGAGCCAGTAAAAGAAGTTGTAAAAAAAGATGTAAAAGAAGACCCAGCAGTAGAAGCTAAAAAAAGGTCTTTAGAGCAAATTAAAAAACTAGAAGCTGATTATGCGTTGTCTTTAATGTCAGATGAAAACCAAGAAAAAATTGCTGTAGCTGCAAAGTATGATGACTTAATTGCACAAGCTGAAAAATACAATGTAAATACATTTGCTTTAGTAAAGGCAAGGGAAACAGAAATTAAAGCAATAGAAAAAAAGTTTGAAGATGAAGCTAAAGAAAAAAGAGCAGAAGAAAGGGCAACTAATTTAGAAGCCTTTAATCAAAGAAATGATGATAGGCTAAAAAGAATAAAAGAAAACGCAGAAAGAGAATTAGAAATACAACAAGATTTAGCAGATGCAGAAGCAAACATACTAGATGCTAAACTTAACTTTGCATCAAGTGGTGTAGAATTACTTGGTAAATTAGCTGGAGAAAATAAAGCATTGTCTGCTGGTCTTTTAGTAGTTGAAAAAGGTTTAGCAATAGCAGATGTAATAATCAACGCATCACGTTCTATAGCAGCAGCAAAAGCAAATCTAGCAGCAACACCAGCGGTAATAGGTACATTTCCAAACCCAATGTATGCAGTACAAGCAGCTACAACCGCTAAAGGAATTTTGGCAACTAAACTATCAGCAGCAGCATCTATAGCAACTATTACTGCTCAAGCAATACCGGGACTTTCTGGTGGGGGTGGTGGTGGTTCAAGAGGTGGACTAGGTGGTGGATCTGAAAGTAATGTACCACAAGCACCAGCATTTAATGTAGTAGGTGCAAGTGGAGAAACACAATTAGCAGATGCAATAGGTAGTCAAACACAAAGACCAGCAAGGGCATACGTTGTAAGTAACGATGTAACAACTGCACAAGAAATGGATAGAAACATTATTGAGGGTGCTAGTATAGGCTAAATGCAAAATTAAAAACTAAACACGTTATATATTTATGAGGATAATAGAACTTATTTTAGATGAAGAAGATATTGATGCTGGAGTAGAAGCAATATCTATTGTAGAAAGCCCAGCTATTGAAAGTGACTTTGTTGCATTAAAGAACCAAGAAATAAAGTTAGCAGAAGTAGACAAAGAAAAGAAGATACTAATGGGTGCTTTATTAATCCCAGACAAGCCTATTTACCGTAATGGTTCAGAGGGTGAGTATTACATATTCTTTTCAAAAGATACTATTGTAAAAGCATCTCAAATGTTCTTACAGAATGGTAATCAAAGTAGATCAACACTAGAACACGCACAAGCCTTAAATGGTTTAACATTAGTTGAAAGCTGGATAGTAGAAGATAAAGCCAAAGACAAAACTGCATTGTATGGTTTAGACGTACCAGTAGGTACTTGGATGGGATCAGTCAAGGTCAATAATGAAGATGTTTGGAATGAGTATGTAAAGACAAACAAGGTAAAAGGTTTTTCTATCGAAGGTTACTTTGCAGATAAAATGGAAGCACCTAAAGAAGCTATAGAAGAACAAATGGCTGAACAATTATTAAACCAAATAAAAGACATAGTAAAATGAAAAGTAACATAGAAAAGGTATACTCTAAACTACCACAAAAGAAACATAACTTGGGTAAGCATAAGGTTGATTTAAGTTTAATTCAGTCGCTTAATAATTCAGCAGAAAAAGCAAATGAATTGTCTAATGAAGCAATAAAAAATATTCCAAACATAATAATTGAAATTAAAAAATCATTAGATTTAATGGAACAAGCAGTTAGTGTTTCAAAACAAGCAGAAATAGTTGCAGAAGAAGTAAACAGATTATCTGATGAATTAGGTCTAGATTTTAATAGCCAAATAGATGATGCAATGCAAACGCATTATAAAATTTCAGAGGGTTATGGTATTCAAGTTATACAAGATTTAGAAAGTGCATTAACATCATTAAGACAATAAATTATAAAACCAAATATAAAATGAAAAGTAGATTAGAAAAAGTTTATAGCAAACTACCAAACCAAAAAGTAAACCTTAAAGCACACAAAGTTGCACTAGGGTTAATTGACAATTTAGACTACGATATAGATACTATTGAAGATCAAAGCGGTTTATTATCTTATTTAGCATATGAATGGCACGAAGAAAAATTTGATGCTGCAAGAGAGGCTTGGATGACATTAAATGATGAATATAAGTTTGGTGCAAGTAGTGTGACTAGATTTGATGATGTTTCTGGTGATATTGAAAAACTTAATGAGATTAAAGCAAAAGCAGAAGAACTAGGTTTAGAAGCAGATGATGTGTACCCAGCATTTGATAGACATATGGAAGCATTAAACTATATGAAAGAAAGTGATGACCAGTATAAAGAAAACGAAAGAGAATTTAATACCTATTTCGGAAACTAAATGCAAAGAAACAACAAAAATAAAACTTTTATACCTAGTAGAACATCACCTACTGGGGGTGGTCGTGCTTGTTTATGTTGGGACACTAACAAGTATTCTATCTCTTGTTGTGATGGTTCTATGCAAGCACAAGGTATTGGTGTAATAACAAGAACAGACTGAAAATGCAAAAAGTAAATTAATAATCGTTATATAAATAGTATGGAAAAAACAAAAATGTTAAATCAAATTAGAACACTTCTAAACATCGAGGTAAAACTTGAAGAACAGAAGTTGGAAAACGGTACTGTAGTAAGTGCTGAAACATTTGAAAAAGGAAGTGAAATCTTTATTGTCACAGACGATGAGAAAGTAGCAATGCCAGTAGGGGAGTATATCCTTGAAGATGGTAGACTATTAGTAGTTGAAGCAGAGGGTATGATTGCAGATGTCAGAGATGTATCTGATGAAGTACCAGCTAAAGAAGAAACTGAAGATCTTGAAGAAGTTATTGAAACTGAAGTACCAGAAGAAGTAGTACAAGAAGTTGAAGCTATTGTTGAAGCAGTAGTTGAGGTAATTGCACCAGTACTTGAAGAGGTAAAATCTGAAATTGAAGAACTTAAAAAGAAGTTTTCAGATATGGATGTGAAAGAAGAAGAAAAGAAAGAAGAACTTTCAGCAGCTAGAAAACCAATTAAACACAACCCAGAAGCAAAAGCACCACAAAAGAAACAAATGCAATTTGCTAAAGGACAATTTAACACAACACTAGATAGAGTATTAAACAAATTAAATAAATAAAATGAAAAAAAGAAACGTAAATTTAGCGACAACCACTAACATAACTACATCGTATGCTGGAGAATTTGCTGGTGAGTATATCGCAGCGGCATTATTATCTGCATCAACTATTGATGACGGTGGTTTAACAGTAAAGGCAAACATTGCTTTTAAAGAGGTAATCAAGAAACTAGCTACAAATGCTTTAGTAGCATCTGCATCTTGTGATTTTACACCAACATCTGCTATTACACTAACTGAAAGAATAATTCAGCCAGTTGAACTACAAGTAAACCTACAACTTTGTAAGTATGATTTCGTGAACGATTGGGAGGCGCAATCTATGGGTTATGGTCTTGGTCAAACACTACCACCAAAGTTTTCTGATTTCTTGATTGCACACGTTGCATCAGAGGTAGCGCAGAACACGGAGTTTTGTATCTGGCAAGGTGATACAGCAGCTGGTACTAACAACTCTTTTGATGGGTTTGAAAAACTAATTGCAGCATCAGCAGCAGCGGGAGACATTCCAGCAGCACAACAAGTTGCAGCAGTAGCGGGTGGATTGTTGTCTACAAACATCATCGATGAACTTTCTAAAGTAGTTGATGCAATACCAGCAGCACTATATGGTAAAGAAGATTTATTCTTATATATGGGAACACAAGCAGCTAAACTATATGTACAAGCACTTGGTGGATTTGGAGCAAATGGTTTAGGAGCAAATGGTGTGAACAATATGGGAACACAATGGTGGAACAACGGAAGCCTAACGGTGAATGGTGTAAAAATCTTTGTATGCCCGGGAATGTCAGCAAACAAAATGTACGTTGCACAAAGATCTAACTTATACTTCGGAACTGGGTTGTTAAACTCAACTCAAGAAGTTAAGGTACTCGATATGAGTGATTTGGACGCTAGTAACAATGTGAGAATGGTAATGCGTTTCACAAGTGCAGTACAATTTGGTATCGCATCTGATTTAGTAGAGTACGCATAATCAATTAATTAATCAATAAATTAGGGTAGGTGGAATATATCTGCTTACCCTTTTTTTTTAAAACATAAAAAACAATGGCTTGTACATTAACAACTGGTCGTAAGCTACCGTGTAAATCTGCCTTTGGCGGGATTAAAAAAGTTTACTTTGCAGATTATGGTGACCTTACTGCAATCACAGTAGATGCACCAACTGGTGAAGCAACGTTTACGGGAACACCAACGTGGTATGAATATGATGTAAAAGGTAATTCATCTTTAGAAACTACTGTAACAAGTAGCCGAGAAAATGGAACAACTTTTTATACTCAAACTTTAAACCTTACATTAACATATTTAGATGCTTTAACGCAACAAGAACTACAAACACTTGCAGTAGCGAGACCATACGTAGTAGTAGAAGATTATTATGGTAATAGCTTCCTATGTGGGTTTGAAAATGGTATGGAGTGTACTGGTGGAACTGTAGTAACTGGCGCAGCAGCGGGAGATTTAAGCGGG